TGGTAAACACATCTGTCCGTTTAACAGACGATTCCTTTGCGGGGGTCTTGGAGGTTCGAGTCCTTCCCTTACAGTTTAAAAATTTATTTATCAAAGAAGGTTGATAAATAGTAAAAAAATAGTGTATAATGGCCTTAAATCCAGCCTTAAAACAGGTATCGAATAGAAATTTTCTTTCACCTGTTGGGTTCAAATTAAAAATTAATAAATGTCCAAAGGTGGATTTTTTGGCAGTTCAGGCTAATTTGCCTGGAATTACTTTAGGTACTGCCTTACAACCAAATCCATATAAGGATATTGAACTTCCTGGTGAGAAATTAGTTTATGATGATTTCCGTGTTTCCTTTATCGTTGATGAGGAAATGGAAAATTATAATCAAATTTACAAATGGATGATTGGTTTAGGTTATCCAAATAGTCAAAGAGACTTTACGGATATGAGATTAGAGGATCCATATTACCCAGAAATAGGTGATAGAGATAATGCAAATGCAGAATTTTCTGATGGTACTCTTCAAATTTTAAATAGTAACCTAAGACCTCAAGCATATGTTAAAGTAGAAGCAATGTTTCCTGTTAGTTTATCAAGTCTTGACTTCGATGCAACTAATACAGACATCAATTACTTTACAGCTCAAGTATTATTCAAATACAAAATTTTCCAATTACTAGATAAAAACTTCAAAGAAATATGAACCTTGAGACAATTCAGGGTATGTGGGAAAAAGATTCCCAGATTGATCCTGATGAATTGCACACCTCTTCCTTAGTGGTGCCTACATTACATGCAAAATATTATCAACTCTTTAATGATTTAAGATTACTTAGAACAAAAGCTAAGAAGGTATATCAAAAAGTTTTGCAAGAAAGATACTTATACTATTCAGGTAAGGCAGAACCAGAAGTATACGAAAAAGATCCCTTCCCATATAAGGTACGGGAAAAGGATGCAATACAAAGATATCTAGATTCTGATCAGAGATTATCAGATGCAGAATTGAAAGTAGAGTATTATAATACTATGATAGATTACTTAGAAAGTATAATAAAGACTATTCAGAATAGAACTTTTCAAATTAAGAACGCAATTGAATGGCAAAAATTTACTAGAGGATACGACTAAATACTTAAGACTGATATAATATGAATGTCTCGTTTGACTATATCAAAGAAGAATGAAGTCTTCTTGAAGATTGATTCTAAGGAACCTCATGTATTTTGTGAGTTATCAGATGCATTTACCTTTGAGGTTCCTGGTGCAAAGTTCATGCCTCAGTATAGAAGTAAATACTGGGATGGAAAAATACGATTATTTAATCAATCCAATGGAGAAATATATGTTGGATTGTTAGATAAGATAATATCATTTTGTAAGAGATCTGATTATGAATATGAATTTCTAGATAGTAAATTTTACGGAACACCTTTTGAAGAGAATGGTTTTGTATCATTAGAAGGTGTTAAAGATTATATGAATAGAATATCTAGATATGAGCCAAGGCCATATCAGATAGAAGGTGTATTTGATGCATTAAAATATAATAGAAAATTATTAGTATCTCCTACTGCATCTGGTAAGTCGTTGATGATATATACGATTACCAGATATATGGTAGAAAAAGGTAAAGATGTCTTATTAGTTGTTCCTACTACTTCTTTGGTAGAACAAATGTATAAGGACTTTATAGAGTATGGTTGGGAGGTCGAAAAGTATTGTCATAGAATTTATGCGGGTAAAGAAAAGGAAAGTACTAAGTCAGTAACAATTACAACATGGCAATCGATTTATAAATTGGAGGCTCCTTTCTTTAAAAGATATGGATGTGTAATTGGTGATGAGGCTCATCTATTTAAGTCTAAATCACTTGTCAAGATTATGACTAAATTGAGAGATGCAAAATATAGATTTGGATTTACAGGAACATTAGATGGAACTCAAACTCATAAATGGGTTCTGGAAGGATTGTTTGGCCCTGCATATAAAATAATTCGTACTGATGAATTGATAGAGAAAGGCCATCTTGCAAAATTAGATATTAAAATATTATTGATTAGACATGATCCAGAGAAGTTTGAAACGTATGAGGATGAGGTTCAGTTTATTATACAAAATCAGAAACGTAATAATTTTATTAAAAACCTTACTTTAGATTTGAAAGGTAATACTTTATTACTCTATAGTAGAGTAGAAACCCACGGTGAAATACTTTTCAATATGATAAATAATGTTAAGGAACGTAATGTTTTCTTTGTTCATGGTGGAGTAGAAGCTAATGAAAGGGAAGAAATACGTGAAATCACTGAACAACAAAATGATGCTATTATCGTTGCCTCTTACGGAACCTTCTCAACTGGAATTAACATTAAAAATCTTCACAATGTCATCTTTGCTTCCCCTTCAAAATCCAGAGTAAGAAATCTCCAATCAATTGGAAGAGTACTTAGAAAGGGTGATCGTAAGACTAGTGCAACTCTTTATGATATTGCAGATGATACAACATACAAGTCTCAGAAAAATTATACATTAAATCATCTTATAGAACGAGTTAAGATATACAATGAAGAAAATTTTAATTATGAAATAGTTCCAATTAACATGAAACAAAAATGAATAACAAATATGCAATAATCAAATTAATAACAGGTGAGGAAATATTTTCTCAAGTAGAAGAGTTTGTAGATGGTGAGGATAAACATTTAATTCTAATGGATCCAGCCATAGTTAAACAACTTCCTGCAAAACAAGGCCCATTTGCATTATATCGTATAGAGCCTTGGTTGAAATTATCTGACGAACGTATTTTTATGATGGAATTATCAAAAATTATATATTACACAAGATCTAGTGATCAGGAAAAGATAACAACCTATAGACGGTGGGTAAAATCACTAAATAAAGAAACTGAAGAAACAGATTCCAAAGTTGGTATATCTTCCTCTCTAGGATTTGTTTCAAAAGTAAATGACACTAGAGAATCTCTAGAGAAACTATTTAAAGATTCTTAATAGTATCCCTTCAACACTGGCAGAGTTATTGTACTAGTTTTCCTTTCGCTTGTCAAGCGGTTGAATAGATGTTATAATGTGTGTGTGGTTATGAATAAATTCAAATGTATTCCGTAATGGCTAAAAGAAAGCGATCAGAACACTATGTAAATAATAAAGAGTTCCTTGCTGCCATAGTTGAATATAAGAGATGTGTTGCTGAAGCTGCAGAACTTGGAAAAACAAAACCACGTATTACAAATTACTTGGGTTCTTGTTTTTTAAAGATAGCTACTCACCTTTCTTATAAACCCAACTTTGTCAATTATATGTTCAAAGATGATATGGTCTGTGATGGAATCGAAAATTGCGTTCAATACATACATAATTTTGATCCTGCGAAATCCTCGAATCCTTTTGCTTACTTTACGCAAATTATTCATTACGCATTTCTCCGTAGGATACAAAAAGAAAAGAAACAACTTGAGATTAAAACAAAAATAATTGAGAAGTCTGGATACAGTGAAGTCTTCAGTGATGACGGTATGATGGCTGGATCGGAAAGTGATTATAACACGATTAAGGATAATATTAATTACAGATATAACACTTAATGAAAATTGCGATAATAACAGACCAACATTTCGGTGCAAGAAAGGGGTCTAAACTTTTTCATGATTATTTCAAACAGTTTTATGATGATATTTTCTTTCCTACATTAGAGAAAGAAGGTATTACTACTGTTGTTGATATGGGCGATACCTTTGATAATAGAAGGGGTATCGATTTTTGGGCTTTGGATTGGGCTAAAGAACATTACTTCGATAGACTTAGAGATATGAACATTAAGGTTCATACTATTGTTGGTAATCATACTGCATATTATAAGAATACAAATGAAATTAACACTATAGGTTTATTGTTAAGTGAGTATAAAAATATAATTTGTTATGACAAAGCTACAGAAATAAAGTTAGATAAATTAAAGACATTATTAATACCTTGGATCAATCCAGAGAATCAAGAAGAAACACATGACATTATAAACAATACAAAATGTAATGTAGCCATGGGTCATTTAGAACTTACTGGATTTAATGCCAATAAGTATGTTGTAATGGAACACGGTGCAGATAAAGGTATATATGAAAAGTTTGATCAAGTCTTTAGTGGACATTATCATACAAGATCTACTCAAGAGAATATTCATTATTTGGGTAATCCTTATGAAATATATTGGACTGATGTTGATGATGATAGAGGATTCCATTTATATGATACTGATACCTTAGAATTAACTGAGATAAGAAATCCATATAAAATGTTTCATAATGTATATTATGATGATACTCCACATCAACTTATTGATACTAGTAAGTATACA